TCGAGGTCGAGGTCCAGCCGCAGGCCCGGGTCCAGCGCGAGCGTGAAGTCCAGGTCCAGGTCGAGCGTCAGCGACTCCAGCAGCATCGGGCCGCCGTCCGGGTTTTCAGGTGCCGGCGGCACGGTGTTCTGCGTGAGCACCGGGTCGAACACCTCGTCGTCGGCCGAGTAGAGCGAGGCCTCCAGCCACAGCGCGGCCGGCAGGCTCGCGATGGTGGCCGTGTGCACGGTCGCGCCGTCCATCTTCCACGTGACGACGTCGCCCGTGCGCTCGATGCGGAACACGGTCGCATCGGTGTAGGGGCCGCCCGGCGCCACATAGGAGCCGCTGCGGTAGACGCGAGCGGTACCGGCCTGGCAGAGGAATGCCACGTCGACGTTGTTCGCCGGGTAGAGGCCCGCGCCAGCGTCCGGCGCGTTCATGCCGACCATGGCGCCGGCATTGCTCGCCCTGGCCTTGAACTCGGCCACGAAGTCGCCCACCACCACGGCCGAAGACCGTGCGCCGGCGTTCCAGCCGAGGTTGCGACCGGGCACCGCCACCGTCTGCACGATCGTGCGTGGCGGGATGGCAGGGGTGGGCGGCACCGGAGGCACCCACACGCTGTAGGTCTCGGTGCTGCACACCCACGTGCTCGTGGCGCCGCCGCCGCCATCGGGCACCCAGACCTGCCGAGTCCTGGGGCCGAGGGGCGTTTCCTCCGTCACCGCGACATAGCGGCCGGAGGTGTTGTACCGCAGGCCGCACACCTGCTGCGTGCGTGTCTCGTAGTGGCCGGCGACGCCCGGCGAGCCCGGGACGCCCGGGTCCGCCACGGTCTGCGTGACGAGCTCGAGGACCGGTTTCTTGAAGAGGCTGTTAGTCATGGGCGATCCTGCAATCGGTCAGCCAGGGCGTGGCGGGATAGGCCGACTGCAGCACGCCGTTGAGCTCTACAGCGGCCAGCTCGGCGAGGTGCGCCGGCAGGTGCCCCGGAGGCTGCTCCATCAGGTCGTCGCCTATGACGCCCCACTCCTCCCAGGTCTCGCCCTTGTCGATCGAGCGCCAGAGGGTCGCGGTGTTCTCGTCGTAGACCGTCACGGCCAGGGTGCGCGGCGAGATGGCCATGATCGGCCCGCACCGGAATTCGGGGGCCGGCAGCGTGCCGCGCAGCGTCAGCGTGGCGCCGTCGGTGGTGCTGTAGATGGTCGCCGGCGTGTTGTAGGCGTCGGTGGCGCTGCGCCGCACCAGCAGCACCTCGCCCTCCAGCGCCAGCAGCTGCTTGATGAGGACGGCGCCGAAGTAGGTGCTGGTGCCTTCGTCCAGCGTCGACGTGGCGCTCATCACCCCGTCCGTGCCCACCGTGCCGAGCTTCACGCGCCAGCGCCAGGTCGTGGCCGACGTCGGGTACGGCACTTCGACCAGCACCACCGACAGCGCGCGCGACAGCGGCGCGGCCCACACGTTGACCGGCTGCAGCTTCGGGTCGTAGCTCAGGAACACGACGTCATCCTGGTCCAGCGCATGGTGGCTCACCGCGTAGTAGCTGTAGTCGGTGAGCGTCGACTCCAGGTCGGCCAGCTCGGCCGCCATGATCGGTGCCCCCACCGCGGCCCAGGTCGCGCCGCCATCGGTGCTCTGCGAGACGATGGCCATGGGCTTCTTGGGCATGTCCTCCCACCCGGCCATGTCCGGGTCGATCGGCTCGTCGTCGCCGTGGTCCGTGTTGGGCACGAACTTCAGCGGGTAGAGGAACGTGTCCAGCTTCAGGATCCGCCCGGGCGCGAGCGTGCACAGCGTGGTGCCCAGCGGGTAGCTGTCCTCCACGACCACCGGCGCGCCGTCCGAGGTCTCCCACTCCGGCGGCATGCTGCCGGGCACGTAGCGGATGCAGGTGAAGGCATTGACGGCCTGGTCGCCGTCCATCTTCAGGTGCGAGACGCCCGCATACCAGCGCGGCGCGCCGCCGTCGTCCAGGTAGCCGGGCGGCAGCACGCGCACCGCGCCGCGCTTGTTGCTCACGGGCTCCTGGATGTAGTGGTCCACATACTCGGGCACGGTCGGCTCGGTGTCGTAGTGGATGAAGGACGGCCGCACGTTCTCGATGTCCAGCACCTGGTAGCCGAAGGAGCCGTTGGTGCCGTTGCGCGTCACGGCAATCGCCACCTTGTCGAGCCACCAGCGCAGCGCATAGGCATCGGTGAAATTGATCGACAGGCCCTCGGGCGTGTAGCCCACGAAGTCGTTCACCTCGTCGCCGTAGGTCAGCGCATAGGCGATGCCACCCGTGCTGCTGGCCAGAAACTGCCGCGCGTCATCTTGCGTCGACGCTGGGCCGGCCGGGCCGACCTTGAACCATCGGCGGCCGTCCACAGAGCCAAAGACCCACTCTTCGCCGGTGGTGAGGTAGCCCAGCAGGTACAGGCGCGTCAGGCGCTCCTGCTTGCGGCGCACGTTCACGAAGAGGCCGTCGCGCGACACCTCCCACACCTGGTCCGGTGTGCGCTTCTTCTGCCAGTCGCCGCCTGGGCTGCGGTGCATGAAGGCGGCATAGCCGGCGGCCTCGCCACTGCAGAAGCCCTCGCGATAGCGCGTGGGGAAACTCGGCTCGGCCATCAGACCACCTCGCGCGCGTCCCTGAACGCGGTCCAGAAGGGCTGCGGCACTGCGCCGGGCACGACGTCGAGGCTGAGCAACAGATTGCTGGTGATGGACGTGTCTACGAGGTTCTGGATGCGCAGCTCCAGCGTCACGGCCACCTCCGTGGCGCCGGTGTAGTCGGGAGCCGCGGCCGTGCCCGAAGCGATGGTCGTGCCATTCCGCTTCTTGGTGAAGGCCCCTGTGAAGAGGTCCATTTCGAAGAGAAGGTGCCCATCGGCCCCGAAACCGAAGGGGTCGATGTCGATCTGGTATTCCCATCCCGTGCTCAACACCACCTTGGCCTGGATGTAGTCCTGCGGCGAACCGCCGATGCTTGCCACATCCATTTCCAGCACGAACGCGCCCGGCGGAGACGGAACCGTCGCCGTGAAGTAGCACATCGACGGCGAGTTGAATGTGCTGTTGTAGAGGCCGCTCGCGCCGCGCTTGAGGCTGCTCGATCCTGCCCAGTTCGTGGCGGGCGCACCGGCGGACCCCAGCGCGGTGCCGGCCAGGGCCTGCCCGCTGCCGGTGAGTGCGTCGGTGAAATCCATGGGCTTAGGCTTCGTTCACCAGGTTGAACACCTGAGCCGCGTACAGGCCCATGCTCTCGCCGGCCTCCACAGTGCGCGGGTTCGGGAAGCGCACCGCCACCATGTTCTTGCCGCCGGTGCCGGCCTTCACGTTGCTGCTGATGAGGAACGCACCGTAGAGTGTCTTGTTGGCCGTGAACGTCCAGGTGGACAGGCCTGCAGCGTTGTCCTGGGCGCCGCCGGCGGGCGCCCCGAAGACTGCCTGCGGCCGGTTGGCCTGCGAAAAGCTCGTGCACTCGGTGGCCAGCGCGGCAATGTTGGCCGCGGTCTCGGCACCATTGGGCGTGTAGTCGCCCTCGAACAGGCCGATGTACCAGCTTTGGCCGAGGAAGACGGTCTGCAGGATGTGGTTGGCGCCTTCGATGCTGGGCTTCATGGTCAGTTCTCCGTGATGAGCGGCCGGCGGCGCGCTTGGGTGGTCAAGGGCTGCACGCCCTGGCGGGTGTAGATGACGTGGGACATGCCATCCCAGTCGCGAAAGAGGCACGCAGCGCGCGCCGCGTCGGCGAAGCGCACGGCGTCGTCTTGCACCGCCGTGGCGGTGCCGTCGCTGGCCCCGATCACCAGGCCCTTTGGCGACACCCAACAGACCTGCGTTTCGTCCGGGCTGCGCGCGCCGGATCCGGCCACGCCACCGAAGGGCAGGACGGGTACCGCCTGCGTGCCCATCAGGTCGCCCGCGAGCCAGTAGGTCTGGTCGGCGCACACGAACACGCCTCCGACGCACGGCTCCATGACGGTGATCGGGCCCGGCAGCGGGATGAAGCTCTGCGCAGGGTTGTAGAGCCCGTACCGGTACGGCTCGCTGAACAGCAGCGTGTTGCCGCGCGCCACCAGCATGCGGCCGTTGTAGTGCCGCACGATCTGGCCGGCCGGCAGCGGCTGCAGGAGCAGCGTCTCGCACCGTGGGCCCGCGCCTAGGCTGTCGACCGCGAGAGCGTTGCCGATCGGCTCCACGCGCGTGAGCACGTCGCCGTTCGGGCCGCTGGCGTAGGTCAGCGTGTCGGCCTGCAGGCCGGTGATGAAGAAGCCGCCGGCCTCGGGCAACACGACGCGCTGCACCGGTGTGGCGGCGCTTTCGGGATCCTGCGTCAGGCGCGTGAACGCGAACAGGTACTGGCCGGCTGCCATCGTGCCCTCGCCAGGGCGCGCGGAGACGTTGGGTACCGGATTGGGCGCGGGTGCAGCCGGCATGCGGTCCTGGCCAGCGCTGATGCGACCGAGCGTCACGCCATCGGTCCAGTAGATGTCGCCCGTGGGCGCGCGCTCGAAAGACACCGGCTGGCCGCTCATGCCGTAGCGTACGACGGTGCGCTGCAGCGCCGCGCCTGATGTGCGCAGCTGCTCCAGATTGCCGTCGACCACAGCGTAGCCGTCCGGCTCGCCGTCACCCCAGACCGAGTGCGCCGGCGGCGTCAGGGGCGTGCTGTAGCCCTCCCGCAGACGAAAGAACCCGCCATGGATGTCGATGTTCTCGCCGATGCGCAGGTAGGTGGCGCTGACGCGACCCTGCAGCGTGACGCCCAGCCGCGTCGCGTCAAGGCGATTGTTGACGCCAAGGAAGGTGCCGAGCGACAGGAGGGGTTTAGTAGCCACGGCGCCGAGTCTCCTGAGCGAACCGCGCGACGTCGAACCCTAGAGGGGTTGGACTACCAGCAGCGATTCACATGCGGCTCGTCAGCCCTGCTGTCCTTGCGGAGGTCGGCGTCCGGCCGCAGGCCGAAGTACTGTTCGAACAGGCCCAGCTCCCGCGACGCCCGCGATGCATCGAGCGTGTCCGCGTCCTGCTTGCTGTACGCGCGATAGAGCGCCCAGTGAACGAGAAACCGGTGATGGACAGGCGCAACCTCGGGCTTGGCGTTCTTGTTGTCCGCGCTGAACGGCTTCAGCGGCAGCCGAAGGCCTTCGAGGTGCAGAACGTAGTCGCGGCTGATGAGCGCAGGCAGCAGGATCCGCGAATCTTCCTGGATGAGGTGCCTGGGCGCGTCGCGCTCGGTGCGCCAGTCCGGGTCGATCTCGTTCATGCGATCGAGCGACACCACCTCCAGCACGCAGCCGCGGCGCTCGGTCGTCACGGGCACCGTCGTGAGGTCGGTCACCCGGAAGAGCTCGGCCCGCGTGATCTCGAAGAAGAGCGTGAACGGGTAGCCGGACTGGCCGGGCACCACGCGCACCGTGGTGGCGTCGGGCAGGAGGCGCTTGCGGATAGCGGCCTCCTCCTGCGCCTCGGTCAGCCAGCTAGCGACCGCGGTATCCGACCAGAGGACGTCGTCGGAGCGCCCGGTGACGTCCCGCGCCTGGTCGTCCGAATCCTCGCGGAAGGCCGCGATCAGCTGTTCGAGCGTCATCTCAGACCGGGCCGAACTGGTCGATCAGGCCGATGACGCGCGAGCGCATGTTGTCCAGGCTGAGCGTCTTGGGCACCGTCTGGTCGTACTTCGTCTTCGCGAAGTCCTGCAGCGCGTCCTTGTCCATCAGCTGCACCTGGTCGCGCAGGTCTTGGAGCTTGGCTGCATTCGCCTCCTGCTCCTTGCGCTTCTGTTCGGCCTTGGCCAGCTTGTCCGCCGTATCGTCCTTGGTGGCGTCCGTCTTCGTCGGCTTCTTCGCGTCGGCGGGCGCCTGTTCGAAGACGTCCGTGTGACGGAGGAACTTGCGGCCGACCTCGGCGGGCACCTCTCGCACTTGGTCCGTGACGAAAGTGAGGCCAGTGCCGTAGTTGCGATCGGTGAACTCCGGCCGACGGCCGATGTACTTGACGTGGACCGTGATGGCGTCAGGCATGTGGAACTCCTCGAGATGGGGGAAAGGAAAGGGGCCGAAGCCCCTTCCCTACTGGCGTCGCGCTCAGCGCGGGCCGGTGAGCTCGCCGTACACCAGCACCTTGATGTCGCTGGCCTTGGCGTTGGCGGCACCGGCGATGGTGAGGATCAGGCGGGCGGGCTTCGGCAGCGTCACCAGCTTCGAGCCGGCGGCGCGCACGCGGCCGGCGGCGTTGAGTGCGAGGCCGGCGCCGAAGTAGGCAGCGTCCTGGGGCACGCCTGCGTCATCCACGCCGTCCTCGTACTTGAAGCCGAGCGAGCCGGTGACGGCGGCGGTCATCGCAGTGGTGATGAGCGCCTGGGCGTCCTCCAGGCGCATGCCCTCGGGCAGGCCGCCCAGATCCACGACGTCGCCGATGGCGAGCGCAGCTGCGGAATCCGAGTTGTCGGCAGAGCCGCTGGCCAGCGTCTTCAGGCCGAAGGCGAGCGTCGACAGGTTGCCGTAGGGGTTCGGGCCGAACTGACGGCCGCGGAAGTGCTTGAGCTTGATGGTTGCCATGTTGGCCTCCAGGGAAGTGGGGGAGTCAGTGGGGCGGGCCGGCCGAAGCCAGCCCGCGGGCCATCACTTGCGGGCGCCGATGATCGGGACCGCCGTGTCGATGACCGTCACGCCGTAGTCGGTGATTTCCTTGCCTTCGCCGGTGTCCACCTCGAAACGGATCTTCGAGACGCCGCGGATGGCGCCCAGCAGCAGTTCCACCTTGTCGCCGTGGTCCAGCTCCTTCTCGCTCCAGAAGAACGGGATGCCGCCACGGTCTTCGCCAGCGCTGGCCATCGCTTCCGCGACCGCCTGGCCGCCGAGCAGGATGGCCCGGTCGATGGCGAAGTTGGTGCCGAAGCCGGCGGGCACGACGCACGTGCTTTCGGCCTCGCTGTCGAACGCTGCGCAGTAGCGGATCGTGTCGCCAGCGTAGAACCGGATGGGGCGGTTCTGCTTGACGATCAGGATGCCGTTCCACAGACCCACGTCGCCGGTGAACAGCGGGTGGTTCTGCATGCGCGAGGCGCGGGCGAGCGCCGAGGCCTGGAACTGACGGAAGCTCGGGTCGGTGGCGAAGCCGCTGTACTGGGCGGGCGACACCAGCAGCACCCGCAGCGGGCTGTCGTCAGCGGCCGGATCGCCCTCGAACTTCACGACGGGCGGCGGCAGCGCGATCTGCTCCATGTAGGTGCGGACGGCGTCGACCGTGTCCATCTTGAACAGGTCGGTGGTCTGCAGGTCCACCTCGCCGGCGTTCACCGTGAAGGGCTTGATGGCGCCGGCGTCGGCGATGAAGTGCCGGTTCTTGGTCGGCGCCTTCACGGGGTTCACCATGATCTCGGCGAAATCCGAATCGGCCTCGGTGGGCACGACCCACTCGATGTTGTTCTGGAAGCCACGGGCGCCGGCGGCATGGGCCAGCAGCGACTGGTCCACGTACTTGTCCATCAGGCCCTGCGCGACCGGGCGGCCGAGCGCGCGGAAGTCCGCCGGGCTGCGGATCTGCGTCATGACGTCGCCGAGGTCGACGGGGAAGCGCGCCTGGTTGACGCGCAGCTTGTCCTCGGACAGTTTCATGCCGACGCCACGGCCCTCGGCGACCTTGCTGCCCATGATCGGCTTGGCGCCGACCGGGTTCAGCAGGTGGAAGGTGACTTCGTCTCCGCGGTTCTTGCCGAGATCCTGGCAGCGCACGACGGGCATGTGCTGGGACGTCTGCTTGCGGATGGTGGCGACAGCGCCGGCCGTGCCCTTCGGCATGGCACCCGTAAGGCGGTTCCAGGTGGAGTTCCGCTGGTTGTGGGTGGCGAACAGGCCGACCGCCTGTTGCACCAAGGCCTTCGGATCGCCGTAGGCCATGTGGGTCTTCGTGGTCACTGTGGACCTCCTTCAGTGGGACAGGCGCCACCTCCCGGTGGTGCCGTTGGCAATCAGAGTTGCCGGTTCAGGAAAGCCTCGATCTGCGCGGGCGTCATGGATGCCATCCGCTCCGACATATCGGGGCCGCTCAATCCAGCGAGCTGCTCGTCCGCACTGAGCCCGGAGGGTCGGCCGCCCGGAAGGTCCGAGAGGCTGACCGGCACCGGCGTCGGTGCGGCTTGAGCCGCCGCCTTGGCCTGGGCCTTCACGTCGCCAGCGGGCGCCGTGTCGGCCTGGGCCGGAGCTCGTCCAGAGGACGCTTTGAAGGTGTCGAAGAGCTCGATGACCGCACCGGTGTCACCACCGGTCAGTACGTCGCGGTAGCCCGGCTGCGCGAACTTGGGTTGCTTGGCAATCCAGTCCTGCAGCTCCTTGCTCTCGAAGATGGAATCGGCATCCGGGTGCGCCTTGTAGATCGCTTGGTAGTGCGCCTGGGTGTCGTTGGCGGCCTGCGACTGCTGGAAGGGCTTGAGCGCCTCC